TATTCTTCGAAGAGTCTGCGCATGAGAACACGGTGCATTCTAAATTAGCAACCCAACAGTGTAGTTCGTCCGCTCTCGCGTGCATATCAAACTTCGTCCCCGAGTTTTACGTATCGTTCGTTACGAAGCTGGACACAATCCATGAATGCATAACTCTCATGGGATCTGCAGGAATGACTACTATCAAGAATGCGAGGAAGGCAGGGGTATCCGCAGAGTTTTACGCGCGTGCCGAACAAGCTATATGTGCTCTATGGCTCGCAGGGTACATCCACGGGGACCTGCACCTCCAAAACATCATGACAGACGACAAAGGCAATGTAAAGTTGATTGACTTTGGATTTGCCGCAAAAATGCCCGAATCGTTTGTTACGTTTATCTCGCAAGGCGTCAAACAGATGATTCAATCTGGATCTAACAAAAGTTTTGGAGATCTGTGGACTGAAGGGAAAATGAACGGAACGCAAACGGTGGTTGATTACTCAAATCGTCTCATGAGAGGTCGCAGATTTTCGTGGTACAACCCGGATTACAAATCATTGAGGAGGATTTACAACGACATCCCCAAAGGAGATGTAAAATTACTCCCGGGTGTACGTTCTAAGTTATGGGGCATCCCCATGGGCATGCGCGGGTCCCCTCTGGAAAACGGAGAAATCCGCCAGAGACCCGTGGCCCCCCGTAAACAATGGGTCCCTGCGAATGGTAAGTACTGGGCAGACGAAAACACACCGAGTACCTATAAATCACCGCCCCCAAGGCGCATGACCCCCCCGGCTTTACCGCTTCCGAGAGTATTGTCTAGAACACTCCCCGTGTTACCAAAAACACCGCCACCAAAAAAGCTTGCCCCGGTCGATAGATTGAACAAAGTAAATGCGAAAGGCAGAAAAGTTTACAAGGATATCGCTGGCCGCACGTATGTGGAACAGAACGGCAAGAAGGTGTACGTGAAGAAGCTGTTCACGCCGAAGAGGAACGCCCCCGTAATTGTTGCCCCCAAAATTGCGACCGCTCCTCGCCCCGTGGCGAAGCCTCAGTCCCCAGGCAGGAGCCCGATGATAAATACTGAAAAGGTAGACGCGAAGAAGCGTAAGGTATTCCGGAATTCAAAGGGGCGCACCTACGTGAAACAGGGTGACAAGAAGGTATTCGTGAAGAAACTATTCACCCCGAAGAGAAATTCTCCCGTGCCAAATGATGGATTTAAAATTGCCAAGACGACGCAGGATGCATATGATAACGGCGTGCGCGTCGGGCAGAAATTCACTGACGAGGCAGAAATTAAGAAGTACAAAGCTAAAGTTGCCGCGCAATGGCCACGCGAGTTGATAGAGAAGTTTGCCGATGGGTTTTTGGCCGGTAGCACGTGGGGCAAGAACATTGACTTTGATGAGAAATCTCCAAAAGCACAGAAAAAAGAACGCCGTGTGTCTATTCGCCAACCTAGAACGGAGGCGCAGGCGTTTGCCGATGGTGTGCGTATTGCACGGGCGAAAGACGGAAAAGCCCGGGAATATCAAGAGTACGTATATGACCACTGGAACCGTGCCATGGTAGAAAGTTTTGACCGTGGGCTAAATGCCGGGTATAAACGTGAATCATCACCCGTGCCACCGAAAATCTCACCAGCCAAAAGCCCAGCAATAAATACTGAAAAAGTAAATGCCAAGAAACGCAAGGTATTCAGGGATTCTAAGGGACGTACCTACGTGAGACAAGGCGACAAGAAGGTGTACGTGAAGAAGCTGTTCACGCCGAAGTAATCATTTCTGCCACAATAGCTCGAATGTCTTTTTCCACTTGATGAATTTCCGAACGACTTAGGAACTTATGAGAAACTTGACCTCTCTTGAAATCTGCCAGTCGTTGTGGAGGGGACATTTTTTCCTTACACCAGCAACTGCCACGAACATTTTCAAATCCAAAAATGCTGGCATACTCCATAAAGCGCTCGAGCTCTGCACCAGGGGGAGCATCGTATGTGATCTCCAAAATACGCTTCACAGGTCCGTGAGTTTTAACCCACACCGACGAGCTTTCGGACATTTCAAAATGCGAAATCAACCGGGAGTAGATATTAGACGTGTCACCAACGTAAATCTTGTTGTTGCTCAACTGCAATACGTATGTGAAGAAGCGATTGCCATTTGTGTGATAGGAAGGTCTTCCGAGCCTCGTGTATTCGTTGGATACGTGGACGTTCGACCGCGATGACTGTCTGAGAGCTTCGAGCAAGTCAGAGGGAAGGACGTTATCGAACTCACCCATCTTGAGTTTTTTTTGGCATTCGTGTTAAATTAATTGTCTAAAAAGCACCATATAATTAACACCAGGATCAAATAACAATCGTATATCGTCGCTCCGAATGTATATATACTTCGTTTACGGGCTTTTATGTATAATCAAATCTTCAATATTTCGTCATGTTCATGTCTGCCCGCCCTCAAATCGAGCCCGGCTCTTGCTATTGCGGTACGAGCGACCATCACGTTTTTGACTCGTCGTCTTCGTGCGACGTGTGCCAACAGTGTGGTGTAGTCGTTGACACAGTTCTTGATGCCACCCCGGACTGTGCGTATGGAGATGACGGATCCAACAACGGGTTTCACGGAATCGAGGGGTACTCGACGTACATTGACGACAAGAGCGCACTGTCCAAGCGACTGCAGGCGTCTCTGATGACGACTGATGAGAAACTCACACGCGACAGAAGGGAAATCGCGACGATTATTTGCGACGCCTTCAAGATCCCGAAGGAGAACGTAATCTTTGATACCACGATAAGCATTGCTTCGATGCATCACGACAAGGTTAAACTTTCTGGACGCAAAAAGGTTGCCCTGATTGCAGCGGCGTTTTATTTTTCATGCAAAATTCACCACGCGGCGAGGGATGCGAGGACCATCGCAAACGTGTGCGGCCTGGACATCAAAATTCTGAATTTTGGAATCAAGTCCATTCGCGAGCATCTGTCGGATTCCCAGTATATGTCCAATAGCAACGGGAACACATCTGCAAACCACGTGCTTTCGGAACAATTCGTAGCAATGCTTGACATTGACAACGACACCATGAAGACGCTCAGGAAGAACGTGTGGAACATGATTGATACGCTGGCGGATGCTTTCGACTCCGGGAGAAAGCCGAGGACCGTTGTGTCAGCTATTATTGTTATCAGCATGTTCCAAATGAGCATTTCCTTTGACAAAAAGGAGGTCGCCACGAAATTTGGGGTTTGTAGTCAGTCTATTGACAGTTGCATGAGAAGTTTGAAGAAAGAATATCAACTTGAGTTTTAAATGACAATTTTATAAAATTTTAAATAACTTAATAAGTATACAATTGTAATACACAAGATGCTGACTTTTGAAAACTCTAGTAACAGATGCTGGTTTAATTCGGCCGTGCAGGCTATATTACACATCCCGCAACTAGCGAATCTCCTTAGGGACGATATTTTCTCTCAAATCCTTGTAAAGAAACGCAAGAACTCGTCGGATTTCGCAGTCGAACTTTCCAGAATTGCACAAGAGTACTGGAGCACGTTTAAACACGAAAAAGTCATCAATATTGACGCGCTTTTTGAGATATTCGTGAAAATTAACAGGAATTTCGGAGGAAAGAAAACATACGACGCTACCGAAGCGTTCCTGGCGATAATCGAAACTCTCGACGGAGCTTTCGTCGCAAAAGAACCGATCCCTCTTCCGGAGAGTTGCTGCATAGACTCGTGGAATGAACACATCAAGAAGACCAAGAGCTCCTTTTTGTCGGATATTCTTCTCGGTCAATCTAAACGGGTGTCCACTGATGGTGAAACAACCTACGAGCACTTTTCGGCGCTTACGCTGTCAAAGCCAACGATTGTAGCTGGAATTCAGGATTACTTGCACGACGAGGACACTGGCATCGTCAGAGAATTTACTAAGCTGCCCTTGATTCTGCCAATTATCTTCCAAAAGTCCGCTGACAAAAGTTTTATTCATTACGAAACTTCTATGGCCATCTCGGATGTGGAGTACACATTGTTTGCTGTTATGTTACACGCTGGAAATCATTGGTTCAGCATGTGCTCGAACACCGGACAGTGGAACCTTCTTGATGACTCTAAGTGTACCAGAATTTTCGATCTTAACTCATTGATTCAGAAAGACGCCATGATGCTTTTGTATAAAAAGAAGTTTTAGATATCGAGTACTATTTTCTTTCAGCTTTGCAGGATCCTTATATGGCATTTTTGTATTACACGAGAAGAAACTTCGTTAAATTATCCGATGTGTTGATATAAAGAAGTTTTAAATATTGAAAAGTTCATCAACCTGTATGTTTTCTCTGATATTCAAAAGTGTTTTTTCATAGGTAAGAAGATCGTTGCTTTGCTTTTTATCCGTGCGAACACAAACAACACGCCATACATTATTGACAATTTCGCATTCGACGACAACACCCGCTTGATAATTACCAGGGACTTTTCCAATCGCCACATCTCTCTTGCTTCGTGGATCGTATACGCCGATCGTGCCAGCGTTATCCATCACGATGAAATCTACCGTGTGAGTTCCATGAGGTTTCATCTTGAAAAAGTCAAAGTTCCTGCCGTAGACCACAGGATCGTCTTTTGGAACGAGCACAACCCCGTCAGTGTGATAAATCTTCTCGGCCTCCGAAATCCTCGTCTTTGCCGCACTGACGTCACTGAGTTCGGACCATGACTTCATCCGAATCTCTACGGGATCTTGATGATGTATTTTGAAATCCTTCAGACCCCTTCGCATGGCAACAATCCTCGATCCCAAGTCCAACTGCGAAACAGTTACCCCGCTGACAACCACTGCATCGAACAAAATAAAACACTTCCTTCCGTGCTTATCCACGGTGAGCTCGCCATCCAAGATAGTTCCTTGAAAAAGAACACGTGGGATAGTCTTGAGGGGTACCAAGTACGAAGCCATAGACCTATCGATGATCGTGCATACCTTGAAACCGAACAAACGCGTGAACATCATGATGAAGCGTACACCGTCGGTTTTCTCCGCAATCACATACTTCTTGGTCTTTAGTTTTTCAAAGTCCTTCCTCTCGATACTGACAGGGTTTGGACCGGGAAGTCGCGGGATCTTGTGATCATCCAACCCGAGTTCCATCATCTGTTTTACGATCTCCGTGGCTGAAGCTCCCACGAGACGATGCAGAGGTAACTTCTCTCCATTGATGAGGAGAGTTTCCTTGGAAGTTTCGATCTTCTGGGTATTTACGTGCATTTTTAGTGAGTATTACAATGACGATCGCGTATATAACTATGATAGCGACGATATGTTGACATTCGGACGATTATTTGACGGTATTTGACGGTATATGAAAACATAGTACATGTATGAGATGGTGATTTGTCGATACAAAGAGTTTCCGTATCGACAAACACACTAAACACACAATCACAAAACCAATGATAGACCGGCGGCACCAGATGTGATTCTTCCGAGAGCGGCTAGTTCTTGGTCGTCGATTCCTATGACACCGTAGTGCAGTGCCAAAAATGCATTACCGGCATCGTATTTTCCGAGAGCACATAACAAATATCCGATCACCCCTAACATTCTCATCTTATGAACGTTACTCAGCGACGCCAAGAGATAAAATCTAGGGTCGTGACATTGAATTGCATACGCGGCGGACAATTCTCCGACGGATGATATATATTCTCCATTGACCGCGGATATACAGGCCAATATCATCAAAGCAAATAGATGGAAGCGAGATGATCCCATAATATATTATTACTTAGTTTTTATTTTTGATAATTCTTGCTGATATTTCCTCTTCAAATCATCGATGACCTTTTGTTTGGCTGCGAGCGCTGCGGCCAATGCAGAGTTTGACTGGGCTACCGCAGCCTGGGTGACCTTCGAACCTGCGAGAACTTTACTTCCTTCGGTGTATACTACACCCTGCTTCAATTGTTCAGATACCGCAGTGTTCAACAAAGCAGACTTGCTCTTTAAGAACAACTCATCCGCGGCATCTTCCTCGGCCTGATTTTTCTTCAGCAAATAGACCAAGGCTCCGAATATTATCCCGACCGTTACGAGAACGGCCGAAACCGTGATGATAACCCACTTGGACATTTAGTAGTATCAAACATTTTATATTTACATTCTGTTGAATAATATATACATTTTCTTCGTAATGTTTTCGAGATTATTTTGTTTGCAATACTCGTAAAATTCTTTAGATATCCAAAAAATTCGAGTTGATTCACTATTATCACGTATAAAGTTTTGAACGTATTTGATAGTGTTATTAGGAAATTCTGTTGATGATGCAACTCTGCCAGACCCGTATATTTTACCATTCACACAAACAGCCTTTGATCTGGGTGACAATTCTCCCTTGGTTCCAAAAGTTGGACTCATTTCGCCTGCATATTTACCAATACGAGAGGCACTTATTTTAGCTATAGTATCAGGATGATGATGTTTTCCATACCAGGGGGACAATAATCCAACCTTTCCAAAATTTGGATTATTTTCTCCGGACATTCGTATACTCATATTTTTCTTCCAGGTTGTCGTGTGTTTTTTCCCAAAAAAAGTAGATAATTTACCCGTCATACCATATTGAGGATTCTTACTCCCTGATATTTTCCATCCTTTGCCAAAATTATGATTTCTTGCTCCGAACATTCGAAGTCTTTGCTTATTAATAACTTCTTCACTCATTGTGAACCCATACGTTCCACCGGAGCTCTTGTTGTAGCCTCTTCTGGGATCCGTGAGATTATATTTATGAATAACGAATATCTCGACGATATCCATGCATATTTTTGGAAGTTTGACATAGTGAAAATGTATATTTTTAAAACCTTTATATTTTTTTAAAGCTCTGGTCATATGAATGTTACTTCCTCTCAGTCTTTTATAAGATCGAAAACGATCGAGGATATTGATAGTCTGGCCACAATATTGTTTGTTAATATTGCCAGTTTCGCTGATCGGAAAAGTTAGTATATATACATTTCCGTCACAAGGCAAACTATCCGCTTCACAATACTTAATTGTCTCATGCACGATATCAGTCAAGGAGGGAGTATTTGCACCAAATATATTATTCAAATATAACATGGCATTTTCTCTAATATTATCTACAAATTCTTGGAATCCTAACATCTTTATTATACACTTATAATAATCACCTCATTAAATTACTGAGATTGTCAATATGATGATAGCGTATCGACAAACTATGTTTTGATGGTTACTTACATTTTCTTCATGTAAATGTTCTTGTGCTCCACTATGCTGTCGGTCATCGGCTTTCCAGTGACATCCGTAGTTGCTGTACAGTATAAACCCCATTTATTGGTGTATGGAAATCTTGCCTTCGTCGTGTCCAAATTGATTCCTTTGAAAGCATCGCCATTAATCGACATCTGATAAAACCCGTCCTTGGCGA